GCCCTTCCAGGTCACGTCAACCATCGAAGGCCGCTGAGCGATCACCGGTCTACCTGGCTTGCTCGCGCCCTTGATGGCGAACACGTTTCGCCAGCGACGAACACGGCAGAACTGGTAGACCTCATCGGTGTGGTGACCACCGGAGTCGACGCCTGTGGCGAGAATGCCCAGACTCACACCGCACGGATGGCGATATTTAGCCTTGAGCAATTCATCCAACGCAGCCCATGTGCGTTCATCTGCGGGATCGCCTGGCACCACCTGGAAGTCGACAATCCAACGCTCCATCCCGACACCCCAGCCCATCACCATGAATTCCAGGCGATTGGCTTGAACGTCGACGGCGCCGGTGAGCATCAACACACCGGCCGTCATCGAGCCCAAACCATAGCTTTCCAACCGAGCGCGTTGTCTCAGCACATCGGCTTTGGTTTGCTCTTGTGCGCTGTCCCAGACCTTCGCCAGGCGGGTGTTGTAGAACACCTGCATGGGTTCAAGGTCGCCTTTGGCTTGGGCCTTCTTGGCTTTTTCGAATTGCTTGGCCAGTGATTTCCAGTCCATCCAGCCCAGCGGCGAATACAGCGCATTGAGGTGGAAGCCCACCGTCTCACCATCGCCTTCGGCATGGGCCCGCCATTCGCCCTGGGCGAGCATCTCGCCCTTGTGGTACTCATCAATCAGCACGTCGCATTCAGGACCAGCGCACTGGTAATGCACTACGCTGTAATCCTTTGAATAATGCAGGCGCTCCCATTCCAGGGTCTGCATGTGCCCGCAGGTCGGGCATGGCACGTAGTAGTGACGCTGGTCGCTGCCTTCGAACAGATCGGCGATCCGCGAGGCGCCTTTGATCGTAGGTGAGCTGGAGAAGTAAAACTTGGCGTTGCGGCCGAAGGTACTGCCGCGCGTTTCCGCCAGTTCAATGGGATCGCCCTCTTCGCCGATGTCCACTTCCCAACGGTCAATCTCATCGCCGTAAACATAGCGCGCTGAGAGCTCCGCCAGGTTAGCCGCAGAGCCGGCGGTGGTCACGTACAACGAACCACCCTCAAACTCCTTGGTGTCCATGGTGTTGCGCGAGTCCCGCGAGCGGCTGGACGCCACACGTTCGCGCAACACCGGTGTGGCTTTGATAGTCTTACCGATCCGCGAGGACACCCGCTTAGCCAAGCCCAGGCTCGGCAACAGGGTCAGGATGTTGGAAGGCGCCATGTGAATCAGGCCACCGATCCAGTTCAACGCAATCTGCGTTTTCATCAGCTGCGAGGCCACCATGGTGACCACACGTTTGCAGGGGTGAGCCGGCGACAAGCAGCGCATTGGCTCGCGGGCATAGGGTGTACGTGAAGTGCGGTACTGGCCGGGCTCGGCCGCACCAGTGTCACGCGGAATGCGCATGTACTCGTCGGCCCACTGATCAATCCAGACGTCCGGGTCAGGATGCAGGCCACGGAAATATGCCTCCCGGTACACCTCTGCACCGTCGGGGATTTCCGTGGGCATGGGTTTAACTCGTGGTCAGGGCGTGTTCAAGATCCGCCGAGGACAAGCGTTCTGCGTCCTCAAGCGAGCGACGAATAGCCGCCGTCAAATGCTTTTCGATCTGCCAGGGGTCGGTCATGACGGCGAGTTCCGGCGCGAGCTGTGGGGGCATGCCCAGCAATTGGTCGCGCAACAGGCGGCCCGCGTTATAGGCACCGGTTTCCACCGCGACGCGCTCCACCAGGGTTCCTTGCTGCTTGTGAAAGTTGGCTTGCTCTTGCAGGGCCAGATAGTGCTCGCGCAACGCGCGGGACTTCTGAAAGTCCACTGCCTGCCCGACTTGCGGCACCGCAGGTTCTTCGGCGGCGATTTGAACTTCCCGCTGGAGACGAAGCCGTTCGTGGCGGTCGGTAACGGCGACTTTGCTTGGGTCGGCAGACTCGGCCAGCAGTGCTTCGGTGGCTTCGAGCTCCACCTTGCCATCCTCGGTCAGCACCAACCGGTCCTGATTAGCCAATTTGGAAACATAGGATTTGGCCCAGCCACGCCGTGCGGCAAACTCCGTTTTGCTAATTACCGTCATGATGGAATGTCCTGTTCACCTAATGGATGCGGGGGAGTTAACCTGTTCACCCCAGTTCACTAAGCTGGTGAACTGTCCGCTAACACTTTCCCGCGGGTTTCCGACCCCGTACCCCCTGAATAATCCCAGGGTCCCCGGCAGTTTTCGGCGCCCCAAACCGGTGCGTCACCCCTGATTGCCGTCTGCGGGGGGCACTTCGCAGACGCCCAGTCGCTTGGCGGCCCAGCGTTCGTATAGGCCAATGGTGACATCGGCGCCGGCCATCGCAGTCAGACAGCCCAAACTGCCAGCGGTCCATATCGTCATGCCCGCGCCGATCATCAGCATCATCGCCGACACCCCGCAGACAATGCAGGCACCAGAACGGAGCGCCAGCCGGCGCAACAACGCCCAGCCTCGAGCCCCGTCCTTATCGGCTCGCCACATCTCTCCCGATACACCGCCTACCAGGGCCAGGACGATCACTAACCAGATCGGCATCTCTGCCAGCGCTTGCTGCTCGTTTGTCATCGCCCTACCCCATAAACGCAAAAACCCGGCGCAATGGCCGGGTTTGGTGTGTGGTGTCTGCCGCTCTCTGCGGTCGCACCTATCGAAGATGACTACTTTTTACAGGTCGATTCTCATGGCAGCAACCCCACTTTAATGCCACCCGGTGAATAAGTGGGTAATGCAAGGTGAACGCCTAGCGAATGTCGGCGAATACAACCCTCGGCTATCTGTTGCTGTTGCGCTGTCCCATATGTCCCACCTTTCAGAAACGAGGTGGGACTTCTGAGAGCGCCTAAATTCGGGGTGTCGCCCCACTGTCCTACTTTTTTATCTTCTTTCTCGTATTAAGGAAGGAATTGAATAACACGCGTGCGCGCCACGGGCGCGTGCTGGCGCCCGCTCCGCTTACATGGGCAGAAGGCTCCAATAGGCGGGACGGTGGGACAGCCCAACAACGACAAGGCCCGCGCTTGTCCCACCACGTTTAAACGCAGTGGGACAAGGCGGGCCAGTGGGACAACTACAGCCAGAGCCATGCCTGGGGTCACGCAGCCTTCCCCATCAACATGCCTTCGATATTCACATGAGCATCGTGCAGACGCCGGTAATAAGTCGGCGCACTGCATCCGCAATGCAGCATCTTCTGTGAGAGAAAGCTCTCGTGGTTGCAGTAATGCTCCATCACCACCAGGGCAAGCTCAGGGGCAAGATGTTTGTTCACTATCAGCTCGATATCTGCCGATTCATCCAGCAACACCCGGCTGCCACGAGTCCCGCGTATCAGTTCGCCCTTGCACTCCATCAGCATGGCGATCATGTTGCCACCGCTAGCCCCACCGAACGACACGGTCATGGGGGAGTGCAGATCTTCGGCCCAAAGTTTGAGCATTTCATCGATTCGCTTAATCACCGAAGCAAGGCTCCTCAATTGGCTCCACCTTCAACGCCGAGGCACCGCCCCACCCTGTCGGCTTCTTATAAGCCCACGGCCGCTGCCCACTCTTCGCCAATGCAGGCAAACGCACACGCCGCCATCCAAGACGATGCATGATCGCCCCGACACGCATCTGCTCGGGCTTGCCCCAGTGGCCGTAGTCGAGCTTCAGTGCGCTGGTCAATACCTCACTCCCGGATGTGGTTTCGCCGAGCTGGGACTCCTCCAACCAGGTCAGGATTGGCCCTTCCCATTCGTCCACCACAAAACGCTCGTCCTGGGCCTCGGCGAACATCGGGGCCTCATCCGGGGTCACCCACCAGATATCACCCGCCTCATAGCAGAACATCGCTTCAGCCCAGAGCTGGTCGCGGATCTCGCGCAGTTTCTCCAGGTCGACCTTGGTGCAAGCCACCGGCCAATAACGCCGGTTACCAGTGGCGTCCTTGAGGTACTCATCCTGGTTGGTCGTACCCACGAACACACACTGGCGTGGCACGTCGTTCGTTCTCCGGCCGTAGCTCTCGCGGTAGGTATCGGTGGATGCCGAGAAGAACTGCTTGGCCTTGGTACTTTCTGCCTTGTTGAAGCTATCCAGCTCCCCCAGCTCGACTATCCACTTGCCACGAATCGCCTGAAAACCGTCCTTGTCGCCTAGGGCGAAAGGCGTGTCCATGAACCACTCGCCGCCGAGGATACTCATCGCCGTTGATTTGCCGGCACCTTGAGCGCCCTCAAGAATCATCACCGAGTCAGCCTTGCAGCCTGGCTTCATAACCCTCCCCACCGCCGAGAGCATCCAGCGCTTGCCGACCTTGGCCGAGTAATCACTTGCTTGAACGCCCATGACATCGGTGAGCCAGCTCTCCAGCCGAGGCACTCGGTCCCATTCGAGCCTGTTCAAATACTCACGCACCGGGTGAAACGCATGGTCATGGGCTACAACACTGACCGCCTCTATCACCTGGGTCGACTTCACCCGAAGGTTATATTGCTGCGCGAGCCACTTCATCACCCGTACGTCATCGATATCGGCCCAGTCGCCTGTACCGCCGCCATAAGGGGCCGAACGCAGCTTGACGATCTTCGAGCTAAAAGCGCTGTAGCTGATCACTCCAGCCCAACGCTCGTCATTACCGAGGATCAGCTCAACGTTTTGCATGTGCGCGATCAGGGATCCATTTTCGGTGCGGGCCAGTTGGTCCTTCCAACCACCAGCTGCAGGTGGCTTGACCACCGCCAGTACTTGGCGACGGACAGCCTCCAGCCCTTCAGCAACGTGTAGGTCGTTGAAGTCAGTCCACTTGATTTCACGCTCATTAGAGAAGACTGGCGCAACCACCTGACCGCCGACGATCAACGCCGCGTTGTTGCCCTTCTCTTCACCCGGGTTCCATGGCTCGCCGTTCGGGCGCTTTGTTTTCCAATCATCGTCGCGACAGATGATCACCGGACAGCCGGGGAACTGCTCGCGCATGGCCTTGGAAACCGAGAGCAAGTTACCCGCATCAAAGGCGATAGCCACCGCCATCGAGGTTGCCATGTGCAGGCTGGCGCCCGTGGCGTAACCCTCACAGATCAATACCGGTTCGCCAGGCTCAGGATGTCCGCCGATCAAATGAAATGCGCCCTCCTTCGACATGCCGGCAGGCCAATAGGTCTTGTCACGTCCCGTGTCGTCCTGCTTAGCGGGGAAGATAACCTGTAGGCCAACGATCTGATGCCGTACATTGCACATCGGCACCAACACCGCGCCAGTGCGCGGTGCGTAACGAACCTTGAACCCAACGATCTGCTTTCGATCCAGATAGGCGCTCCTGCCCTTCTCCGGCATGCGCTTGAACAGACTGGCTGCCCGATTCGCCGCTCGCCGTGCGGCATTGGCGGCCATCTCGGCCGCTTTACGCTTGGCCTCCTCCTGCCGGGCGCGCATGACCTCTCGCTCTTCAGGCGACATGCGCCCGGCCTTTACCTTGATCTTTTGCGACTCACCGGAACGCCAGTCGCCGAAACTGCCGAAAATCAGCGTTTCGTTTTTCTCGGTGCGGTGCTCGTGGACCACGTACCAACCATTTTTCTCCTTGCCTTTGTCCTGCGCAGTCTTGCAGCGAGTCAGCTTGCCGAAGGTCAGCGGTTGTTCAGGCTCAAGGCCGTAGTCTGCGAATTGTCCCAATACCTCATCGAGCATGGCGGGCCTCCCGCGACTCGTCGATGGATTGGCAACCCACACACTGAGTGCAACCCAGCAGGGCAAGTCGACGAGCCTCCGGAATGGGATCGTCGCAACTGACACAAAACAGGAACGAATGCGCTGCTAATGCAGGCTTGGCGGCGTTGCGTGCAGCGAGTGCCCGATCAAGACGCTCTTGCACCAGGTCATTCGCAAAATCGGCGATATCAGCCATGGTCTGCACCTCGTGTTGTCTTATTGACGTACGAGGCGCGATTGAACAACCCCAATAGCCCCTGGATACCGCGAAACACTTGTAGGCGAATCTCCGCCAGTTCGCGATCCGTCACAACGCCATCGCCAATGCTTTTGGCCCAGATATCAGCCAGATCGGCGACCTGTCGGAAGTATCCAGCGATACCGGTGGTCAAGGTTTCAGGCATGTCGTTGGTATAGGCCTCGGCCAACTCCTGCCATGTCGTGTCTCCGACCAGCGCATGCACCGCATCGAGAATGCGGCGATCCTTGGTCAGTTCGAGGATTTCGCCGAACTCCTGAATATTCACGGAGTGGCTGGGGTGCGTGGGTGAGAGCTTGTGCTGCAGCGTAGTGGGATTGCGGCCGGTGGTCGCGGCTATTGCGGCAGCACCACCAGGGTAATCCCGTGCTGCATGGTAAAGCGCTAGATCGAGCGGCAAGATTTCCCGCTTTGCTCGTTCTACACAACTCAGAGCGATTCGGCTCATGGCATTAATCCTTAAAAGTTGCCAGTGCCGCGCGGCATGTAGTGGTGATACATTTGCCGCGTGGCTTGAAAGGGCCCAAACGCCGGTTAGATCCTCACGATCGATACCGGCAGCGTGCCGAGGCAAACGATCCGTCGTTTACCTCTGGCGCAACAGCTGCCCTATCTGTGGTGGAGAAGGCAGCAACCCTAGGCATCCGTGCCTTGGCAGCGCAATAAAGGTGAGTGGTTCAGCATGTGGTGTGCCCGCCTACCTTTGTTGCGACCCGACAGCACTGTGGTGGTGTGTGTCGGGAGGAACTGGGCGGCCCGTGGGTCGCCTTTTTTCTAATTCGCTTT